ATTCTCTTCCCACCTACTCAGGGTCTTATTAAAGTTAAATGGCCCTTTTACTATGCCTGTGCCAAACAAGGCTGATTCAAAAAGAGCGTTACGTATTTCACTGGCTCCATTTGATTCTTCTATCTGATCGTGTATTAGTTTTTCTAAACGTCTTGCAGCTTCTTTAGCCGGACTTACTTGAAGAGCTTGAGGACTAGGACTAGGCCCATCAATCAGCTTTTCTTCTGCAGCTTCTTCAAGAGAGGTTTCTTCAAACCCTCCTGATCCAAAAGTTGCTCCCGGTTTAAGAACCTTTCCGTCTCCTGCAAAACCAACATCATAAGGGTTAGCTTCTCCGTCTTCCTTTTTCTCAGGAAACTCTTCGGCGCTTGTTTCAATCCCCGGCATAGGGTTTTGAGGGTCTAAGTGAGCATACTCGCTAATACCTTCTGGTACTTTAGTTTCTGAGATACCGATAGGAAACTTATTAGCTCCAAAGATAACATCAACTAACTGTCCGAAAGCAGCAAGTACTTTTGTCTTAGTAACCTTAACAAATATTCTAGACTTTTCAGATTCTCTAAAACGTACATTCTTACCATACAAACCACGGTAGTTGTGGTAAGCTTCTAACCATCGTCTTTCGTCTAAGTCTCTGGCGCTTTCTGCTTGCTCGTAACGATCCATAATAAGACCAACAAAGTTATTACGCAACGACTCTTCTAAAGTCAGTTGCATACCTTGTTCTTCTTCTACCTCTTCAAAGTATAGACCGTTAGCTGTTAGACTGTTTTGTTCTGACATATATTAATATCCAAAATCTGCATCTGCAGGTGTATAAGCTTGCTCAAGACGTATGTGCCTTAACTGAGCAAGAGGATCGTTTACTCTTGGCCTAGACATAATAAGATACCTTAAGGCATCATATGCGTGATCAGGCGCATGAGTATCAACATCTTCAGGGTTTGACTTATCCAAAGGAATGCCTTGAAGTTCGCGTATCAGGCTGGGACAGCTACTAAATATTTGTATTCTTGGTCTTCCGCTTGGCTGTAACCTCAAGTATTCATGAATCTGTATCTTACCCTGTATTCTATTCTTATCCGCTCTACGCAGCTTGTGGCCTTGTCGTACTAATGTTTCTCCGACTGTTGGGCCTGTAGTACCTGTTCTAGACCAAGCTGCAGTATCTAAAACTCCTTGGACAGACATAGGATCTTCTAGTTCCATCTCTGTTATCTTATAGCCTAAATCTTCACCAGTAAGACCCTTCTTATACAGTTCACGGTAGACTATCAATGTACCGTCACTAGGATCTATTGTAGCCCATATACAGGCTGATTCACTGGCGTAACCATAGTCAATACCTTTAACTCTGTCCCAGTGTATAGGGATCTCAAATGGCGGTATGACATGTTCTTCTATACTAAATTCGGTAAAAGCTGCCCCCTCGTTAACGTCCCAATTACCTTCTAATAGCTGCTTGCGTTGCGTAGGAGGCAAAGCTTTAAGCATCTGCTCGTAACGTCCATCCGTTGCTAAGAATGGATTGTCTTCTAGACGAGCTGGTATAAACTTACGTGTTAGACCATCTTTACCTACAAAGCTTTTGTCAGGTTCTGATGGTTGTATATACCTATTCTTTACCCAGTGTGCACCAACACCACCGGGGTTAGCAGTACAACGCATATAAGGCGTTATCTCGCTATCTGTTGTTCTTAGTCGTGAAGCTAAGTAGTTCCAGCTAAACTCAGTAGGAAGGTGAGTAATCTCATCAAAGCCTATCCAACTGTATGCTTGTCCCTGATAGCGATATACATCTGCATCTCTTTCAAGGAAGCCAAACTCTATCTTAGCACCGCTAGGGAAGTTCCAGAGCTTTTCTACTTCCCTATATTTACAACCGGGAAAAGCTTTAGGATATAATTCCCTTGACTTATCTATCAACTCTCGCAGCTCTGGCATAGACCTTCTAATAATTAAAGCCCTATGAGCAGCTCTGTGAGCGTATCTGAGGGGGTCTACGAGCATAGCGTAGGACTTTCCACCCCCTGCAGCTCCTCCGTATAACACATCCGTCTCTGCGGCTGCTAGGAACTCTGTCTGAGGCCCTTCATTCGGAGCAAAAATAACATTGTCCTGTACTTCAGCTTTTACATTTTGAGGAAGTGTTTCTAGGTCAATAACCTTACCTTCCTTTGTTACAGCTTCTGCAGGCTCGTCAAGCTTTTTAAGTACTGTAGTCTTTCTTTTTAACTGAGTCTTTGCTTTAGTCAGCTTCTTTTCTAAACTTTTAACAGTGTCTTTCTTTTGGTTAAAAGCTTTCTTAGCACTCATCTTAGCTTTAACTTTAGAGTGATAAGTGTACTGTCTAGTTGCTTTACCACCTGATTTCTCTAGGTAGTTCTTTAAGGTTTGATGCGATATCTTTGCATCGTCTCCTAGTTTACTTCTTATAAATACTAGACCTTCTCTTAAGGAGGATATAGACTCGTCTAAAAGACCATTGACAGCTTCTTCTAAAACTTCTAAATACCCCGGAATAGCCTCCAACATATTAGTTTCTTTGTTGTGAGTATAGCCAAAGGGTATTACGCCTCTGCCTTTGGGCTTAGTCTTCGGGTATAGTGTATTCTGCGTCATTATCAACTGTTACTGCTGCTTTAGCAGGTAGAATAAATAAAGACCCTTGGCTAGATTCATCTACCTTATGGTTTATGTCAATGCGGTCAGCTTTACCTAAGCCTATACGGTCTAGGATAGTCTGAGCAGCTTGTATCTTCACATTAGACTGTGGGATAGCATGTTCTGCTTCCATTACTTCTACCAGCTTAAAAGCTGCTTTAGGTGCAGATTGTGCTAGGACATCAGAGGCTAAGTCTATCATTTCTTGTTTAAGTGCTTTTACGACTTGAGGATAGCTTCCTTCGGAGTAACCTGCCAATTCTGCTGCTTGTTTTGGATCACCTCCTGTGGTAAGTAGGTTTTCTAAAAAACTCTGCTGCTTTTCCGTATACTCTCTTTCTATCTTCTGAGAGCTACGAGGTAAATATTTAGATACATGTTGAGTCATGAGATACAGTATACAGCAGTATTAAGCAGTTGTCAAGTAATATTTATCAATTCCTTACGGAATCTTGTTTTTTAATTAACAATAAAAATAACACTTGACAGAATAACAAATCAACTGTATACTAAGTAACGTACTTTAAAGCTTTTACCGATAATAAGTCCTATACAACAACTATAAACAACACTTTAAAGCTTTAAAAGCTTTTAAATAGAGAGCGCAACTGTTTCTACCCCTTTTACCCTTCTAAAGCTTCTACCCCTGCACGATGATATCTTTTGTTATTATCCCCCTTCTTTTCCCAATATTCCCCCAATGTTGACAGCTTTAAAAGTTTTGAAAATGTACGACCACGTATTACACGCGGGGGGAGGGGGTGGTGGTCACCTGCCTACCCCTAATGAGAATGACTCTCAAATGCGAATACTTCTCAAACGTTAAAGATTCTCAATTGCGAATGCTTCTCAAATGTTAACAATAACCATTCTCATCTTTTAAAGATTCCCCCACTTTTTACAAGGTTAAATATTCCCACACTTTTAAAGTGGTCAAAGATTTGCGCCCACTAAATATTTACAAGCTGTAAAAGATTTTAAAAGTGTAGGATTCCTTACATATATTTTGCTTTATTCTAAACTTTTAAACCTTTTACCCTTATATTCCAAATGGTTATAGAATATTCTCACCTATTCCCCATAGTTCAACTATTCCCCTGATATATTCCAATCTGGAATACTTTTAAAGTTTAAAATCACTGGATATTTATACAGGTAAAATCGCTCTATTGGGTTTTCATTTGTTATCTGTACCAATACACGACTATATCTAAAACCCGCTGATAACGGCTCAGAATGCGCCTCATTGGATGCATTGACATATTATGTCGTCTTTTTCTCTTTTTCGCGTTACTTTAGGTAACACTTCAAACGTTACCATAGGTAACAGTTTGTTACTTAAGGTAACACTTTTAAAGTCTATAAAGTACTTGACATTTTATAACCTATTGATTTTAAAAGGATTGTAAAAGTTGGCATGGTATCTGCTATATGTATATTGCGTTCGTCGCATGTCGCTACCCTTAACAGGGAAAGCCGCGAAAACGTGCAAAGTGTTTATATCCTTTGCGAGTATGTTGACAGTAGTCTAGGGAATATTAACCTTCAAACCTTAATAGGGAATGATAAAAAATAAACCCACTTATCCGGTCAACATTGTATTAATTTACAAGCTCTTTACATCCGGCGGGGTTCGGTAACTGGGTAGCTAAAGCCTATGTCTTGTTGATTGCATATACGATCAAAGGGATATATTAAGTGAAGAACTTACTAGCCCAACTATAAAAGTATCTGGATATCCCTGATTTTAACTGACAATTATCAAGGGGATATTTTAAGCATGTTTTAAAATAAGCATGTTTAAAGATGAATACTTTATAAAGAGTATTCTTTCCAACAAACTATTTAATTTTAAAAAAGGTTAATAAAATGAAACAAACAACAGCGAAAAACTTTAGTTCACAATTGAAAGCAATCACTAAGTCAGCGATAACACAACGCGAAAACGCTCAATCAATATTAGAGTTTGGATTTGAGCGATACAAAGAGAATGGTGATACAGGTTATCTAACCCGAATGGTTCAAGCTTGTATTGGTGTACGATCTTTAGACACTCAAAAAATGATCGGATATGTAAAGAGCATTGCCAATGTGAAGTACGTAAAGTCTAGCGATGGTTCTAAAGTGTTCAAGAAAGTTAAGGACGAGTTACCAGAGGCAGCGGGTTATACGCTAGAAAAGTGGTTCAATTTTGAAGCTGAAAAGACTGTTACCGCAGCAAAAAAATCAAAATTAGATAAGGCAGTCGACGCGATAAATGCGCTAGATGATAACGATAGGGTAATACTGTTCAAAATGTTTAAAGAGGCAGAGCAAAAAGCTGCCTAGTTTTATAAAAAAGAAACTGCAAACAATCAACCATGTTATCTTTAAAAGTAGCGTGGTTTTTTGTGTGTTGTTTTGACACGGCACAAACCAAAAACAAACTAACTTTAAAAAAGGAAATACTTGATGGATACGTCAAAAGTAAAAGTAGTAACAAATCGTCCTGCACCAAAGCGTAAAACTCAACCGTCTTCTAAATGGAGAGAATTACTTACACCAATGAAGCGTGGTCACTGGTTTGAAGTGAAGTGTAATACTCAAGACAAGACATATAATAGAGTGTGCGCCGCTGCTAATACATATTGCAGAGGCCGCTATACGTTTTACAAAATAGCAAAAGGCCGCTACGTTTTTGAAATAAACAAAGGTTAAACCAGAAACAAGAAAAAAGACTGTACAACACTGCTCATATTTAATAGTGTGAGCTTTGTTGTGTTGTTTTAAATTGTAGCAGGGCGGGACAGTGCGGGACTGTAAATCCTGTGTGGCATATTTATATGCACCCTTAAAGCTGTTTGCCGTGGCGCTAGTGTGACTTGATGAATCACTAACCACAAACTGTTACACGCCTTAGCATGGCGTTAAACTGCTACTTTGACGCTGATGTAGGGTTGCAAACCTGTAGCAGTATTGAGTAGACCTGAGCATGTCTTTAAACTGCTTACACTTTAAATTAACTTTGATAAAGGAAATAAGCATGGCGATTTTAGACGCGGTCGATTTAGATATTATAACAAAGGAAGATATTCTATCCTTGGTATCATTTCGCAGAACCTTAAACGGAACGTTGGTTATTCACGCTGTTCACGGTGATATTAAAGGAGATGTTAACGGCGATATTGACGGCGATATTGATGGTGCTGTCAAAGGTGATATTTCAGGCGCTATAAAAGGCAGTGTCGGTGGTACTATTAAAGGTGATGTCTTGGGAAATATCAAAGGTAATGTTAGGGGCAGTGTCAACAATGTTCACGGAGATGTAGAAGGTAATGTCTGGGGCAGCGTTGAAGGAAATGTTCACGGTAATGTGAAGGGCAGTATTGATGGAAATATCTGGGGTGATATTTTAGGCGGCGTTGCAGGTTACATAGGAGATTATGTTGGAGGAGACATAAAAGGCAGTGTCTGTGGGTCTGTCCTTGGAAATGTTCACGGAGATGTAGAAGGTAATGTTCACGGCGCTGTAGAAGGTAATGTAGAAGGTAATGTAGACGGTAATGTTCGCGGCGATGTTGGTGGAAGGATTGAGGGTGACGCTGTAGGCGGTGTTGAAGGAGACGTTTTAGGCGGTGTTGGAGGAGACGTTGTACACGGCATTAGCGGTACTGTTTTCAAGGGCGGTATCGGAGGAGACGTTCACGGTAATGTCTGGGGTAATGTAAAAGGTAATGTTTGCGGTAGTACTGGAGTAAAAGAAAATGTTAATACATAAAGTGTCACCAATAAGCAACAAGCTAAACTCAATGGAGATAGATGTCACATGCTCTCAAATTTACGATTGGGAAGTTGAGGGTATGTTAATTCAAAATGCTATGCCTAATCTAACTTCAAGGGAACGTGATTTTATCAGCATAGGCATTGGCCCACAGGAATGGGATGATATGTTTGGGGGTGAAGAATCAGATGATGTCTATGATGACGATAGACAAAAAGTAAAGCTAGACTTTACTAATCTTGAGCGCGTAATAGAAGAGATTGAAGGAGGCAGAAAATGATTTACTATACATGGGGTGACGGGTCAGGAGGATGGCACAGTCAAACGATGAAACACTTTAGAACCGTTCCACAGGAATCTCTAAAGTATATTATATGGGATTGTCAACGGGCTTTAGAGGCTATGCCAGACAACCCTAAAGCAGGACAGTATCAGGATGAAATCTTGTATGCTGCAATGGAACTAAACCGACGAAAGAAAAAGAGGATAAAGTAATGTACAAACAACACGCTACTAAAGTACAGGCGTATGCTCAGAGGTCAGCGGATAACATGGGGGATGTATGCCTCATGGTTTCGTTATCTATACAGCAAAACTGGCTAGGTGTAGGTGATATGCTTGCGGATGTACGAGACAATAAACTAGAGTCAAAGTTTCTGTGGGGCTTTAAGTCTGACACCTACAGCTATATTATGACACATAAGCACAAGATATATAGTCAGATGATGGCTGTTGTAAATTCAAATAAGTCAGACCATCAGAAAGCCGTATCACTGATGCGAGTATTCTTGAGAGTACCGGGGCTTGGCTTACCTAAAGCAGGTTTCATGTGTCAATTATGTGTAGGTCTTGTAGGATGCATGGATGTACATAATATAAAGCTATATGGTCTCAATCAAAATGTTTTAAAGCTGCCAAAAACCTTGAAGAATCCTGCCAAAGTTACTGAAAAGATTGCAGCTTACGTAGAACTTTGCCACGGATACGGTACTGAATATCTGTGGAATAGTTGGTGCGAATACCTAGCAACCAAATCTGTTAAGTGGGTTGACGGGTTTCACGTTTCAGAAGTACATTACACTTATCTAACTGGAGAAAGAAGACTATGAAAACACTTGTTGAATTTAAAATACTTTGCGACCGTCACGATTGGTACTATGAGAGGACAGAAGACCCGCACGTATACGACAGAGGTAGTAGGAACAGGCAGTACCTTGAAAAGATTATGCGTGAAGGTGGAGAAGAGTACGAACGAATTTATTTTAGTTACAAATCATAACCAAAAGGAGATGTATCACAATGAAAACAGAAACTAATCTAACACTTCAAGAGATACTTGAACTACTTAAAAAAGAGGTTGATATATATAACGCTACAAACTGGAGGTCAAAGGTAGCTAGTATTAAAAACGATGAG